CAAGAGCCGGGAATCATCATGGGCTTAATGAGCGTACGGCCGCGGACGGCCTACTATCAAGGCGTAGATAAGATGTGGACAAAGAGCACGCCTTACGACTTCATCTTTACAGAATTCGCGCACCTTAGCGAACAGGCAATATACAAATATGAACTGTACTGTGACTTCGAAAACGCAATAAATAACCAGCAGAAACATGGTTTCATTCCAATTTATGATCACTACCGATACAGACGCAACATGATATGCAGTGACATGAGAGACTGGTTTAATACATGGCACTTAGCAAGGAACTTAGATAAAACAGTACAACTTAACAAAAACTTTATCGACATGGATTTAAGCAAACCAATATCAAAAACGCCGTATATACCAAATCAGGGCAAGAGAATATTCGCGGTAGAAAATGAACCGGGGCTGGTGGTTGCGTGGGGTAATCACATAACGGCAATCAGGCCGTTACCGACAATGGGCGAACCCGGACTTATGGATCATGGTTGATATGAGGTTGGTATGAAAAGAAGACGTACAAGAAAAACGAAAATAGCGTGGGCTAAAAAAATGTACAAATCATATCGTGACAAAAAATATAATCACAGAATGAGGATAAAAAGGAGAAGTAAATGATTGTTAACACTAACAAAGACGACGATATCACCAACTCTAACAAAGACGACGATATCAAATTAGAAGTATCAGATAACAGAGTAAGTTATCAGTTCGTGTCGATAGATACTGGAGAATTTAACTCTAGTTATTCGAACAAAAGAGAGAGCGACGAGCACACGCAACAAACTGAGTACAACGACGGAGAACGCTACACTGTTGACGCAGGATACAGAGATCTTAAAACTCAAATACAGACTATGTTGTTGGCCGGAGAACAGGTTAACAGTAACAGAATGTTCGACAACGTACAAAGCCTAGAGAACGAAGAATTCGCGGAAAGAGTCGCTAGGATAAGACATCCAAACACGGACTTGGTAGACATCACAACGTACACGGATGAATTAAACGAAAAACTGGCCACGGCGAAAAGCGTAGCACAAAGGCACCAGTACGAGCAAAGCCTGCAGAGACAAGACGGCAATCCGAATAAACGGTACGAAAAGCCGGAAACAAGCGCGCCGGCGGATCCGGAGACCTCTCAAAAAGACGTCTGAGAGGCACGAGAAGACACCGTGGTGTCAATTAGCGTATTATAATCAAGAGAAATACGCTAAAAGGAGTTTTTATGGCTTGGGACACAGGCACAGGTATCCAAGGAGGCCTAGGCGGGGCAGCCACCGGCTTCGCCATAGGCGGGCCGGTAGGCGGACTAATCGGCGGAGCTTTAGGTTTCTTAGGCGGAGGTTTAACAGGCGGGTCACAGAAGAACTTATCCCAAGAAAACCTCGACTTCCAAAAACACGAGGCAGAAATAATGAGGCAACGCGAAGACACAGCCGTGCAAAGAAGAGCGGCGGACATGAGAGCGGCCGGAATAAATCCGATATTAGCGGCGGGCGACGCCGCGCAAGCACAGGCGGCGGAAGTACCGCAACGACAGGACTACAACGCCCAAGCGTTAGACAAACTAGCTATAATGCAGGAATTCGCAAAAAGCAGCGCAGAAACATATCTCATAAAACAACAGGCACGAGCGCAACAACTGGACAACGACTACAACGAAACGATCGCAACAGACAGAGTAGAAGCGTACCGGCAGGAAGTTAAAAACAGAATACAGGACGCGGCGTTAAAAGCTAGTCAAGCGGAAATAAACAGAATAGAAGCCGACTATTCCAAAAAAGCGGGAATGCCGGCAGCACAAACGACCGCGGCAGACAGATGGGCTTTATCGATGGGCACTAAAGCCGGAACATGGCAGTACAAACTATTAGTAAACGCGTACTTACTCGGAGGCGGAGCTCTGCAACTCGCGGAAAAAATGTTAGGATTAAAGTTAGGTGCTTTAATCGTAAATGCAAAAAAAACGAATTAACCCCCTATTAGCCCCCCTTAAAAGGGGGGCATTTAATTATTAAGCTGATAAATAATCTAAAAACTTAAAGGCGCCGGCGCTCAACCCTCGACATCGCACGCGGCTAAGCGCTACGCTATCGCCGCTTGCTCGTCATCGGGGTCGCGCCGGCGCCAAAGAGCCTTCGGCACTCACCCTTGCGCAGCCTTCGGCACGCCCTCGAAGGGCTTGCGCGTTAAGAGAAATAATACTTAACACGTATTAAGCAAACGTGTGTGAACTTGACACGATCTGAAAAAAAAAATAAAGGGGGGTTGGGGGGATTTCAAATATAATCGGAAACAAGATCGGGTTTTGCACCGCCCGCATGGGGGTTATTAGATACCCCCTGCGGCGGTGGAAAACCCTTGACACATGCAGTACAATAAAAACTATAAACAAGGAGAAGCTATGAAAAAATTCAAAAAGCGGTTCCACGGCAAAAGAGGCCGGGGAAAAAACAAATCGAAAACAATCAAAGCGTACAAAGTAACACGAGGAGGTATAAGACTTTGAAGTGCACGAATCCGATAACAATCAAAAGAGGAGGTCACGAAGAACACACTATAAGCGTACCATGTAGGAAATGTTTAACATGTCTAAAAAACATATCCCACGCATGGAGCAGCAGACTGGAAATGGAGCTAACCGAGAAAAACGCCTTATTTATTACATTAACATACCACGATCTATACAACGACGGAGAATTACACCTTGATCACATAACAAAATTTCTAAAAAGGTTAAGAAAAAAATTCTACGGAAACGGTAAATCAGATCTGAAGTACTTCTACTGCGGGGAATACGGAGAAAAAAGCTTAAGACCGCATTACCACATAATACTTTTCGGACTGGACGCAAAAGATCTATACGTAAAAAACGGAATCGGCGGAGAAACATCGTTAGTCTTAAATACTCTATGGCCGTACGGCATTAACAACGTGGGTAGCGTTACTCGAAAATCAATCCACTACGTCACAGGATACGTGCTAAAAAACACCGACGAAGAACACAAAGGGTTTAGGCATATGAGCAAAAACTTAGGGAAAAATTATATGCTTAAAAACAAAGAGCAGTATGAAAAAATGTTTAACGGAGGTAAAATAAAATTGGGACGTTACGAAAAAGGTTTAATCGACTATACATGGGCAAAGTTAGAAGAACTTACAAACAAGGACAACCAAGAAGACATGAAAGAATTCTTGAAAAAGAACAAAGCGAAATACTTCAACTACGAACTAGCAAAAAAGTACGCAGACAGAGAAGAAGACAAAAGAGAGTACAGGCAGCTGTTAGCCGCCAAAAAAAACGAATTATTTAAGAGGGACAAATTATGAACGTATATCAATACTTTGACATCGAGACGAAGGATTTTAGCCTACCCTTCTTCGAACCGAACGACATAGTAGCATGCAGGAAAACAAAGGTAAGCATGAAGGACAACGAATTTGCCGACAAACTGCAATTGTTTAAAATAGGCACATTTGACGAAGTTTCTGGGCAGTTAAGGGTGGAAGAAAAGGAGGAAATAAAATGGCAGGCCGCAACAAACCTTTCAGTTTAATAGGACAGGCGAGGCAGTTTAGGACAGCTTTCGACCTATCTCATCAAAAGACGTTTACATGCGACATGGGACAGCTAATACCGGTGTTATGCGAAGACGTACAGGCCGGCGACACATTCATAATGGGCGCGCAGGTACTACTGCGCTTCCAGCCGCTGGTACATCCGATCATGCACGAGATCAACATATACGCGCACTACTTCTTCGTACCGTATCGATTGTTAGACGATACATTTGAAGACTTTCTAACAAAAGGAGTGACCGGTGATTACGAAGGGACACTGGAAGATTATACGGATAATATCCCTGCACCAGAAGACGTTACGACACATATGGCTAAATACTCATTATGGGACTACTTTGGACAAGCCATCACTGATAACGCAACTGATAAAACAGTGCGGGGGTTCACTATTAACGCGTTTCCAAAACAGGCGTATAACTTTATATACAATGAATATTATAGAGATCAAGATTTTATCGAACCTGTTGACATCAATCAGGGACAAGTTCTTAACGTAGCATGGGAAAAAGACTACTTCACCGCAGCAAGACCGGAACAACAAAGAGGAACATCGCCAAGCTTTCCAGTCGAAGGCAACATCAAAGTAGGCTCAAACTTCACACAAATGACGAGAGGACAAGGAGGGCAAATAATAGACAACAGCCAAAATAACCTCGGCCAAAAATGGCTAGACCTAATAGGTTTAAGAAGCAACGCGACAATCGGCGGAATAAATTTAGGACCCGGCCAAAACGTAACCTTTGACTACACACTCTTGAACAACAACTCACCAGACGGATCGGGGAACATAGGAGCACCACCAAACGTAGGAATAAATAATTTATACTACAGGATAATTGCAAACGCAGAAGCGGCTTCGCTTTTTAACATGAACGACCTTAGAGAAGCGATCCAAGTACAAATCTGGCTAGAAAGAAACCAACGAGCCGGTGTAAGATTCACAGAATTCTTGAGATCACACTTTGGAACATCACCGCGCGACGAAAGACTAGACAGACCTGAGTACATCGGAGGATTAAAACAGCCGGCAGTATTTAGCGAAGTATTACAAACATCAGCTTCGGAAGATCAACCATCGCCACAGGGAAACCTAGCCGGTCACGGAATATCAGTTGCCGGCACAAGAATAGGTACTTATA